CCAGAAGTGGGGTTTACATTAGTCAATGCTGCACCACCAGCCGTGTAGTTAGTACCACTCACTTCTTGAGAAGTTGAGTACGCAGTTGTTGTTGCTCCCATTGTGGCAGAACTTGTGAATAGAGCTAATTTAAAAGAGTTACCACCAGATGCCTTAAAATTATGATGGCCCTCGAGTAGTTCTTTTTTAAAACTCGTTGTTAAAGTGCTAGTTATAGCCATAATTTATATCCTCTTAATAATTTCAGCTATCTTTTCCTCTCCTGCCGATATTAGCTCTTGAATTAAAGTAGCTTTGTATGATTTTATAGCATTTTCTATATAAATCAAACAAACTTCTCTTATTACCTCACGATACGCTTCTGCTTGTTGTCTTATGTGAGGTTCTTGGTCTTCGGATATATGTACTAACTTCTCTGTAATCCTTTCTGCCCAAAATTCAGGTGGATGTCCTCCATAATTGCTTGTTTTTGCTTTAATTAAGCCTAGTGCAGGCATGCCTGCTGGTGTTATTTCATCTACCATTTCTTAGGATCTCCTGCGGTTGATTGTTTTAAATGACTGTCATATCTGTCCATATACATAACTTTCTTTTCTTCTTGCGGTTTTTTATCTATTTGACTACGACTAAATACACATAACTTATTTTCTTTATCGTGTACGATAATTTTAGGATCGTCTAATCGATGATAACCATAAAGTTTTTCTTCTACTGGTATGGATGTGTCTAATAATGTAGAAGAATTTGCTACTTCGACGCGAACTCCTGCTGCCTGGCATTTGGACAACCAATACTCTACACATCCTCTTCCTGCTTCTGCAAAGTACAAATTGCCTTTATATGTAAAGTCAACGCCAAATAATTTTATACATCCCACTTTGTTCCACAAAGCAAATGCAATCGCGTAAGCTACCGTATTGTTGAGATAATAACAGTTCAAATCTCTAACAATTTGTTCAACTGGGTATAAAACTAAACCTTTTGCCCTATCGTCTAACTCGCATGTATATATTGGCCCTTCGTGGTTTTTTAATATTTTTATCATAGAATCTGTTTGACCGCCTGCATCATCGCTGTCGAAAAAACGACTTGCAGGGTCTAACATGAATATTCTGTCGTGAAATATAACGTCAGCTACGGCATTAATTGCCCATACTTCGTCAAAATGTACTCCGTGGGATTTCGCAAGATTGTAGTCAAACCAACTTTTGCCCATGCCGACAATAGCTACAGTCTTGCCCTCAAGTTTCTTGATAGGCTTCATACTTTCTCCTTTATTAACTTACTTGTGAGCGTAGCGAGTCATAGCGATATTCATCACGCCTTCCTCTGCCTTCTGCTCTATTCTTCTTAAATCTATCTATGCTTTCTATAAATCTTTTCTCGTAAGTTGCGAGTAAATCTTGTTCACCCTTCATAAAAGTATAAGCCTCAACCAATGATCCATAAATCATTGATTCTCTTGCGTTTTGCGATAAATAAGTGCCTGTTGTATTAGTTACAAGGCTGGTCGGCCTGTAAAGATACGATAGTTCAACACTATAATTTACGTCTGGTATAGGCGCGAGTACAATAGTTGTACCACTACTTTCGGTAGTCAACTCTTTGTCGTAGTCCGCGTAATATAAAGGCAGCCCTCTTAGACTGGTGTCAGTAATATCTGGAACATACTCTTGCATAAATGTTGGATGTTTTTTATCCAGGTAATGATAGTCATCAGAAGAATCAATGACTGCAAGAGCAAAACTTAGTATAAAATCACTTGGGCAGGTTAAAAACCTGTTACCAGCTTCCATAGTACCAAGCTGGTTTTTTCTAAAAAAATCAGATTGAACTAAGTTGAAAATTCTATCTTCAGCATTTTTAATAAAATCAGGAATAGTGTTAGTGAATGTTGTTTCACTATTATCTGAATAATTTTTTATTAAATCTGTTAATTCTGTAAGTGTCATGTGCTAATTGTAACTGTTCCTAATGATGAAGTCATTTCAGACAAAGAAAAGTTACTTCCTAGAATAGATGGGTTCATTGATAAAAAATTATTACTTGTACTGTTAAAAACATTAGAATCACTCACAACAACAAATCCTTCACCTGCTTCGACATCATTATTAGGTCTTGGTTTGTATAAGGCTTCATTATCAGAAGGCTTTGCAATCGGATCTATCTGGGCTGCTTTCGGTTCATAACACTCTTCACAAACTTTAAGGTTATTCCATTCTTCTCTTAAATCTTGTAAAAGATATTCAAAACCACATCTATCACACAAACCTTTAGCAAATTTTCCTACAGCGTAACCCATCAGTAACTACTCCTCATTGATGGTCTTACTCTAAAAGAGGCACGATCTTCATCTTGGTCTGCTGCTCTCCTAAACTCTTCTTCATATATTTCTTTCAAAGTTTGAGTTCTTTCTGGCGCACGTTTTACAGATAAATAATACGCCAAACCTGCTGTAAAACATGGATAAAACCTAAATGGCATATCCATTGTATTTCTTGCTGTATCTGCATCGTCCATTCTAACAAGTTTGTTAAAAACTAAAATATCAGTTGAATTTTCTGGTGCAGGCCATATTTTTATAGCTGGTGTAGTGAGTTTATCTAAAAAAAACTGGGTAGGTCTACCTTTTTGGCTTTTTGTAGGTATGTTGATATATTCTGACCTACTTATTCTGGTGATGTTTGTATCTGTATCTACGCTGTTTGTAGTTCTACGAACTACCATATCTAATATATCAATCACGTTTGTATCAAGATTGTATGAAACAGTGCCTTCTGTGACTGTTTGAGTGCCTTGTTCTATCGTCCACTGATTGAGTCCTCTGTTTGCCCATTCAGCTAACATGATGTTGATTGATCTTTTTGCTGTTTTTAGATCATATCCTGTTCTAAGCTCAAGACCACACCTTTCATAGGCTTCTTCTACGAACTCAGTTACATTAGGCTCGAAATTGGTGCTTCCTGACAAAGCCATTGTTATTTACTCTTTTTCTTGGCTTTTTTCTTAGCTACTTTTTTCTTTTTTGGCATATTGTAATAAATTCTTTCATCTGCCAATTTTTCTTCTGGTCTAACTTTAGCAGCTTTCCTAGCTGCCATTTTAGCTTCCATTTTTGTTTTCTTTTTTGCCATTTTTTTTCCTAAGAAATTGTTGTTACTTTACGTCTGTTGTTCATAACCTTACCACACCCTTTTGCGATGAATCCACCGTTTTTCATTTTGATACGATTCTGTTTTCTCATTTCACCACCACTACTTTTCCCTTTCCAACTAATTCTTCCAGGGCCTTTTTTCTTTTTTGCTGCGGATGTGCATTGAGCCATGGTTGGTCTACATGCAGGATAACCTTTTCTTTTTTCACCTTTCTGTCTACCGCATGGTTTTCCTGTCTTACAATCAACCCAACCTTTTCCTTTATTTTGACCAAACCATTCTCTTAATGAATTTTTTTTAGCCACTATCTTTTCCTATTTTTCATAACGCAACCTTGACCTCTGATAGTTACCAGACCGCCTGTTGCTTTCTTTTGTCTACTTTTGTTACCCCAATTTTTAGCACCTACTTTTCTGCATTTGGATAAAGCACCAGATGCGTAAGCAGATGGCCATACTTTATAACGAGCTTTTACTTTATGGTAACAAGCGTCTCTTTTCTTTGTTTTCTTAGCCATTTAACACTTCCACCTTCTTCTAGCTTGTCTAATTCTTGAATTTGGATTATTTCTTGTCTTTGCTGAACTGCGTTTTAGCTGTCCAAGTGACCTTGCGCAGTATGACTTTCTGCGTTTTGCTGCTTTACTTCCTTTTTTGACTTTCCCTGTAACAGCAGTCTTTAGTTTTGATCCAGGGTTTTTTCTACGATAGGCTTTCACGCCTTTCCTAGTCATACCTGCCCCACTTTTCGTGGGGCGGTAATTTCCACCTTTACCAACAGTCCTTCTTATTGGTTTGGTTTTTTTTCTAGCCATTTTTAAGCATGGAAAACAGTTACATTAGAAAATGTAGCTACTGTATATTGAATATAAATACCATCAGTAAATAAAATACCTGCGTCTGGTACAGTTATATCTCTAGTTACAGTCGCTCCAGCTACGGTTGCAAGTTTGAAACTACTTGTACCTGTAGGAGAGGTAGTTACGAAATCTAAAGTCCCTGCTGTTCCCGAACACACTACGTTAACACCCTG